GCCGGTCTAAGTTTCCAAAGCGGAAACCTGGTCCTTTATAAGGATTGGCTCTTAGCGACTGTGAATTGAACGTCCAACAATCTAACGATTGTTTCCGGATTCTAAGTTTACTTACTTGAACTACTAATTTTGGTAGAACGAGGGTTATAAACCTTAGATGAAAGATTTATGGATTCTTCAATTGAAGAATCATACTCGCCCATTGGGGTGGGGCTGTATGGAACCGAGCTACTTGCGTAGCCACGTCCCCAGCACTCCCACAAAATGGGATAGAAGTGATAAACTTCAGAGAACTCATCTCCGTTTCACAACGTGTCTGCGGCCCAGGGGAAGCTTTTTAAGCCTACCTTGGAAACCGAAGTCTCAATTGAGTAAAAGAACTGGTGTTGGTTTTCGAAAAGAAAACGTTACCAATACAGCATTCAGCAGGAGGTTAAATCAAATAAAAGTTTTATCTGACGGAAACCGGCTCTTCATAATGAAGATGACCAATAGATCCTAGGATAAACGATGCGATTCTAACATCGTAGTTTATTTGACTAACCCTGTCGTGGTCTGCGCCCATCATTTATTATGAAATTTAATTTCTCTAAATGGGGCTTCAATTACAAACGATTGAGTGACATGATCAGTGTAAAAGCTGGTCCTTCTATGGCATTTCCTAATTTATTAGGAAAACTTAAAGCCATAGTTGGAGGACGAGTTTCGAAAAGTTTCTTTTCTATATGCGTGAACATTCACAAACAGTTAAAACACATCCAAAGCACTCAAGGTGCCTACGGACTTATTGTGTACTTAAAAGCTGCGCAAATTTCACTACAACAAGCGTCAAGCGGATACAAAGTTCGGGATATGAAACCCTTCGGGGCTAAAGTATCACGAACAAAGGGATCCTTAATGCCTAGAATTATTGCGGCTCCTCATCGATCTATTATTATTAATAATCGACCTGGGAAATACCTTTTAATTAAGTTCTACTTGACCCTATTCTATATGTATAGAGTTATTGAAGTTCCTAAATATAAGGTAAATCTATCTACTATCCTGAATCCAGGTGTAGATGAGCCAAAACAATTTATCCCTTCAAGATATTACTTGATGTTCTTAAACGTGTTTATCAAAGATGATAGATTATTTTTAGATCCTCTTAAATTTTTAAGAGAACACGCCAAACTCTTTACTATCTTGAAGTCCTCTCCTTCTAACTTCAGTGTAAACGAACACAATTTGTGGTCTACACATCCATTAGTGATGTTTAGAAGTATGTCGGCCCTAGTTGGTTCAAAAGTATTTGAACCGTTCCAGGTTTTAGCTCAATCATACTTTCCAAAACTGCAAGAATTTGCAGATCTTTGGAGAGAAAATGAACATTTAGTTCAGATGACTAGAACAGGATTACCGCTAGGTAAACTGTCGTTTAAAGAAGAGGCGGCGGGTAAATTAAGGGTGTTCGCCTTGGTGGATAATTTCACTCAATGGCTACTTTATCCTCTCCATAAAATGATATTCGTTATTTTAAAACGAGTACCTATGGATGGAACCTTTAACCAATTAAGACCCGTTCACCGACTTCTGAACAAAGGTTTTAAAGAATTCTATTCTCTAGACCTTTCCGCAGCTACTGATAGACTTCCATTAAGCATTCAATCTGAATTGCTAAATCGATTAGTTTGGCAAGTTCCCGGATTCGGGGACCTCTGGGCAAAACTTCTCGTTGGAAGACCGTATTTATTTACTGCCAACCCTAAATATGATAACTCAAAACATGGGTTATCTGGGAAAGTGTATTATAAAGTAGGTCAACCGATGGGAGCTTTATCGAGCTGGGCGATGTTGGCCTTAACTCACCATTTCTTGGTGCAAGTTTCGGCTTGGCTGATCGGCTGGGTAAAACCAGGGACTCTCTATACTAATTACGCCTTATTAG